AGAGAAAGAGGGGGCTCTTCTGGGATGGGTAACAAAGGAGCGTCTCCCGGTTGAGATTTATCCACACCTCTTCTTCGAACTGGAGCAGAAGGTTGTGGGAGGCTAGAGGCAGCAGCAATCCGATCAGCTTTGCTGGTCAACATTCCCATCGAACGTGTTGATCGCATTTTTGTTTGGTACCACGGTCCAAAAATTATTTCGGTTTTAAGATCCATTCCAAGAATCAGCGGCACAAAATTTTTTTGTTTTATTTTTCGCGGCGAAAATGTCTGGCAGAGTAAGAGGTTACCACTATGTCAGAGATCCGAAGACTGGTCGAAAACGACGTGTCTATGCTAGAGGAAGTGGTGGTCGCTCAGCTAGACGGAAAACTAGTGGTCGGTCACTTTTTGGGACCGTATATGGTCGTGGAGCATACTACGGAAGAAGGGCACGCCAGCCTACTGTTCAACGAGGTGCGGGTCCAAGAGGTGGACGAAGAGCTAATCGTGGAGCTGGGTTTCTTACTTTAGGCTTCGGTGGAACTGATCCTCCTAAAATGTCCATGGGGAAAGGAGGAATGGTTGTTTCACACAGAGAATACATTCAAGACATTACTTCTTCTGTTCCGTTCATTGGAGAGAACTTTCCTCTCAATCCTGGAATGAAGCAAACATTTCCGTGGTTATCTCAAATTGCTGACAACTTTGAAGAGTGGATTCCAGAGGCAATGATCTTTGAGTACAAGACAACTTCCTCAAACACGGTTGTAAACACTACTAATTCCAATCCTGGTTTGGGAACTGTCATAATGGCAACTCAATACAATTCGTTGAACAACGACTTTGGAAATAAGCAACAGATGGAAAACTACGAGAATGCAGTATCAGTAGATCCGTCTCGTTCTGTCGTTCATGGAATTGAATGTGCTAAAGGCCAGACTCCTCTTCAACCAATGTACGTTCGTACTGGAGATTTGAGTGCTACTTCTGGTGTCTCTAATGACCTACGATTTTATGATCTAGGTAAGATGACAATTGCTACTGTAGGACAGCAGACAAACAACTTTGTTATAGGAGAATTGTGGATCTCCTATAGAGTTCGTTTCTTAAAACCAAGGCTCCAAACTGGTGTTGGAAATAACGAACAAGGAAACGTTGATCACTTTCGTCTCGCTGGGCCACAGGGAGTCATTGCTCCTGTAACAGCTGTAGTTCCTGCAAGACCTTTTGGAACTCAAACACAGCTATTGGCTCCTGCACAAGGATCCACACTCGGTGGTGTAGTTTCTGGTGGAATAACTGTAATCGCAGACCAACTTAACATTGGATTTCCTTCGAGTTTGGGTGGTCCACATCCTTTTCCAATTTTTGCAATTGCGAATGGAAGAGTGGTGGAAACTCAGTCGAATTCTGTAGCAAACACTTATTACTTTCCTCCTGGAATCACAAGTGGAATCTATCTTTGTCAATATTCTGCAGAATATAGTGTCGCTGGAAGCAACAATGGACAAGTAGTTAATAATGGTGATTCGATCAATAATCAAATACTTACTCATGGTTGTCATCTCTTACAAGCCATGGGATTCGACGAGGCTACTCAGCTCTATGATGTTAATTTGGTTGCGAATGATGGAACTGCTGGTGTAACTACAGACATCGTTACTTTTTTTATTCGAGTGGATACAAATTATGCAAACTTTTCAATGGTATCAGCTGGATCAACAATAACTACACCTGTTGGTGGTGATTTGTATGTTGTTCAAATGCCTGAAGCCTTTGTTGCTCAATTTGAGTGAGTCGTTTTATGAAATCCAGAGCATCTGGTGGTGTAAATAAAAGCTTTTATTAATCTAATTCGTCCATTGGTCCTGGTACGTAAGCATCTTCAGCTGGAAAGCGTTCTGGCATAGGATATTTGAGAGGATCCGTTGGTCTCATTCCAACTAAACGGTCGTGGAGACTCGGTTGTTGGTTTAAGGGAGTCACATAGCGAGGCATGTAGAGAAAGTCTTTGACTTCATGACGAACATATCTTCTTTCAATAGCAACAATCTGTTCGTTTGGTGTATCGAATTTGTAGAATGGATTCGTTTTGTTGTGCGTAAAGATTTTACGAATGTTGGCTGGGATCGTAACCGTTCCATAACGTACGTGTATTTCTCGTTCTACTTCAGTGTCAAGTAAGTGGATTACTGACTCAGGGGGCCAATGATCAAAAGACATATCGTCGAAGACGATTCCGTCATGATCAGGATGAAGAGTTTTCAACTTATCAACGTGAGAAACCAAGAGTGGATTTTTAAAGTGAGCTAAAGCCCACTGTGTTTTTCCAGTACCTGACGGTCCAGTGATTAACGTAGATTTCTCAAGACTTAACAGGTCTTGATTAAAATCCGTAGGTAAAAACTTACTAGCGTAAGTTTGCACTTTTGCAGCTTTGAGATTTCTCTCTATCGCTGCACCGTGCCAACAGAAGTCGCGAGCTTTTCTTGATTTGATGATCTCCATCCCTTCTCTGACCGAAGGTGCAGCTAAAGCTTCAGAGTAAGTTGTGTCTGGAGGTTTCTTCTTGTGCGAATTGATTGGTTGTTTGGGACGTTGTCCCCACTCCAAAAAATCTGCACCTTTGCCATAGTTTGGGCCATCATCTTTGCATTCAACCCATTCGGCATGTGTCTGATTGCCTTTCGCACAGTACAAAAAGTTTTGGTAAGGCGTTCCTCGAGATTGTTCAAAATGTGCTGTTGGACAGATTTCTTTGAGTTGGTTTAATCTGAGGGGGCTTTTGAGGGAGACAAAGCCCTGGAGATGGATCGTTCCTGACTCGCCCATTTCATGAGCTTCGATCAGATAGGAGGCTAAGTGATCGGGAAAGGATTCTCGATATTCGCCGTCCTCATCAACATAGTTGTTGATGGTAAACGTCCAGTTTAATCGTTGCGATTGGCGTGCCATCACTAGCTACGCTTGTGGATGGACGGCGGGGGGGGGCAAGGGGTAATACTTGGCCGTCACCACGTGACACGTGGTCGGCCAGCCCTTGCCCAGTTTTCCTTCGGAAAACCCCCCGCCTGATCATGTAGATGATCATATTTTTTTCTACCGAAATCAGATGTGTCATTGTGGACGTTGCGCTGGCTGTACGTTATACAAAGCAACAGTTCGACGCATTGCGGCCGAGAATCGCGAGAATTTGCTCAGAAGAAAAATTCCTCCTAATCAAATGTTTGCTGATCGCTATCCTCCTAGATATCCTGGTCCGGCTCCTATGGCGAGGATGCCTCCTCCAGTGGTGGTCAATGGACGTGTTCCAAATTTATTTCAACGTAACCCTGGGCTACGTGTACGTTATCCTTCTCCTCCCAGATTGGAGAGACCTGTGGTATCGGCAGAGGATGAATATTACGCTAGATTAGCTAGAGAAGAAATGGCTCGAGATGCATATCTTCGTAATAAGAAATTGGCTAAAATGGATCGTCCAAAAACGCCAAAAAAGATAGCTGGTCCTCCTGTTGATTTAAATCGATCACCAGCTAAGGCTAAGAAGCCTCGAGCTCCAAGAAGGGATCCTTTGGAGTCAAGTGTTAATTATGATGGCAGGAAGCCAACAAAGAAGCCTTTCGGCAAGCTTCGAGAACGAAAGTAGTCTTTCACCAAATCTAAATAAAAATTATTTGCTAGTTCAGAAGCGTCGCTGTGGTATAAGAGGTGATCCCCCAGGGCTACATTTCCATGTGGTAGTGCCTCGTCGGCTTAACGCTCTCCTCGAAAGTTTGTTTTGCTGGAGCAAGGAAAAGGATGGTTTATTTCGCTGGAGCGGTGTCTATCCTTCGCGTTTTGCGTGGGCCTGCGGCGGCTGGGGCTGTATATACATAGATGAAGAGGCCCCTGCTTGAGCAAGGATGAAAATTCGTGAGTTTTCAACCATGTGAGGTACGTGCGTTGCTCGTGTGAGTGACGTGCGTTGCTCGTGCGTTTGTCCGGTGATGGGGTCTTGGGGTAGATCTTTGGCGTAATTTTCTCGGAAAATGTGGATCAAACGGGAGAGATCTGATTTCGATCGGTATCATCCTTATCCTAAGTGTCAATATGAAGAGAACTTTCGAACAATCAAAACTGGCGCTTGCTGACGAAGACATTCTTCAAGTTATGGTGCGTGATTCTTTGGACGAAGCTGCTCGAAATGCAAAGAAACGAAAGCTCATTGGTGCTTTGGCTGACAATCCTCTTTACGCTCCTTACTTCGAAGAACGCTTTGGTGACTTGGTTCGACGTGGTCCTCTCACAACTCTGTTTTACAATCATCCGACGGTTACTGCTGAAACCGACAGTCATCCGATGCGTGACATTTGGCCTGTCATCCTTCACTTTCATCGACGACTCAGGATGAAGTTTATGTGGGAAGCTGGTAGAATTCAAATCTTTACTACCAGGATTGCTGATGCTGTTGGAACTTTCTGGAATACTGGTGACATTCTTCGAAGACAGTTTCACTACAATGTTGGAGAATCCATTGGTGTTTTTGCTCAATGGCATCGTTATCTTCAAGAGATAAAAGAAGACATGGAAGCTAAGGAGATCAATCAAGAAGCAATTCACAGCTGTGAATATTGGAGTGTTGCTGCTAACAATCTTGTTGAATGGGAGTCTTGGGCTCATAGACGTTAAATAAAAAAGTTTATGTTTTATTAATTCTTCTTCTTCGAAAAGGTCTCCATAGAGAACCCAAAATTCGTATTGTTCTCTACAAGATATGCGGAGGGTTTTCAAGCCTTCTTCCTCTTCTTGGTTGGAGGAGCGGACCGGGAGTCGCTCTTTGAGGACTCTGTCTTTGCTGACTTTTTTGCTTGTTTGTTATTCCACTTGGTTTGATTTAGTTCAAACAGTTTAGGAGCATATTCGGCAAACCAGGCATCAAGTCTTTGGTTGAATCGTTCTTCACATTCAGCATCAAATTCAGCAAGTTCCTCAGAGTCTGTATCTGAGTCCAATAATGGTTCATCATCCATTGATTCAGATTCATCCACGCAATCTATTTCTTGAGTTGCTTGCAGAGAAAGAGGGGGCTCTTCTGGGATGGGTAACAAAGGAGCGTCTCCCGGTTGAGATTTATCCACACCTCTTCTTCGAACTGGAGCAGAAGGTTGTGGGAGGCTAGAGGCAGCAGCAATCC